CCTCCGGAGCCGTGTGCGGTGGTTCGATTCCACTCGGGCGTACCAATAAAAAAGTGCCGTCAAAGCCTAGTTTTCAAGAGCTTTGACGGTTTTTATTTTGTTTCAAAATTATTTTTCAACACGTCGTAAGAGGTCGCGAAATGGTATTAAAAAGCACTAAAGTGCGACCAAAACTGCGACCACTTTTAACATATTAATGATGATGTTTCCCAGCTCTCCACAGATAAAAAACTTTACCTGCTCCGGCATCAGGATCATTGATATACGCTTTAGCAAATTTAACATACTGAGCGACATCTTCTCCCCAGAGATTAGAATAATCACTATGCAGCATATTCATTAAATAATACCAGTCGTACTTATTGGCATGTACACCGTTCTGATCCATGACACGGGTAGTCTCTTCTACCGTCCAATGTTCACCGATAGTACCGTCAACATTTTTCATTTCCGAAACGGCTTTTTTAGCAAGGGGTTCGTCAAAGTGCGGGCCATAAGCTATACAATGAATTTTCATCATTATAGCTTCGTAATCTTCCTCATCGATGACTTTGATTTTTTCTAATGCACAGCAAACAATATCGTCAACCTGTTCTTCTTTTAATTGGTCACCGTCAATATGCTCTGCATAATGATCGTACTTATGCATTATCTTCACCGTCCTTCTTTTTAGGTTTTTCCGAAAGATTTTCAAGCACTTTCTTTGCAACCTTTTTAGCTATTTCCTGACCTTCTCTGCTTGAAAGAAATGCAATGGTAAAGCCAATCAATAAGTTTCCCATTGACTTCACCTCATTTCTTTACAGTAATGGATGAAGCGGAAGCTGTAGGCGGTGTAATTTGTGGCCATACAAAAGCTGTGCAGCAAAGATTGTTACTGCGTACTACCGCCAAAGCCGGTTCTGTCATGACACGCACATTATAAATTTTTCTGCTGCGGATTTGATCTGCTCTTACTCCGTCACCACAACGGTTAATCATTTGAATTACTGTACCGCCTGTACCATTTAAAATAACTACCGGCAATGTATCAGCACCTGCAGGGATTGCCTGGGCAATTAACAAACAAATCTTTTCATTATTATTTATTGTCATCGCCGGAATTGTAATTTGCAATTCATTAGCAGCAACTGCCACCTCAGTACTGGCAACTAAATTAGGACATACTTTACATCCATTATTTCCACACATATTATCATCTCCTATAAAAAATAGGGCGGATTTCTCCGCCCTGTATCACGTCTTACGACGGAGCCTTACTTTTAAACTCCTTTAAGCCATGTTGCAACCGCCGTTCAGGCTATTAATGCCCAAACCATTGATAATGCCGGCATTCGGGCAAACTGCGCCGATACCAGTAACCTCAGGTTTCGGAAGCATACGGCAAGAGATAGAAGCCAGTTGAGCTTCTACAGCGTTGAATTTAGCATCACTGTATACACGGTTTTCCAGAACGACATTTTTCGTACGTTCCTGAGCAAGTTGATCACGCAGGTTTTGATACTCATAAAAGTCAATCTTCGTACCGAGTGCAGAGAAGCCAGCCATAGTTTGCTCTTGGGTTTGACGAGCAGTATTCTCAATCAAATATTGAGTACGTGCGCTGTCGATGATCCCCTGTTTTTCTACCTGGCAATTAGATACGGCATTGCAACCATATGCAGGAGCAGCACCGTTATTGTTCCAACCACCACGATTGCCTAAAAAAGCAGCAAACAGGATAATCAAGAAGATAGCAATCCCCCAAGTGTTAAAACCGCCATAATATTTTTCCTCCATCTGCAAACAACTCCTTTCTTGATATTTTATTTATCACATCAGCGTTTAAGCTGTTGTAACCCTGCACGTAACCTTGCTAAATTATCATTTGGCTGCTGCCCTTGATTAATATCAGGCTGAACAGTTCCGCCGGTTCCCTGTAAATCACCGACTATATTTTTTACTTTGTTAAGATCTACACCAGCAGCCTTAGCAATAAATCCAGCCATAGGATTATTTAAATATCCATTGACCTTAGTAACAATGTCTGAACTAACACCATTCTTAGCCAAAGCGTTTAGCGCATCACCCTTACTATTAACCTTGTTCGCTACATTCATCGCCGTCGCCCATGCTTCCGCAAGGCGGTTCGTGTCCTGCTGGTTTAGTCTCAGCATTTGTGCTACAGCTTGTGGATTGATCATTTTTAAGCACCTCGATTTCACGCTTCATATTCTGCATTTCTTTCAACATATCTGCCATAAGCTGGGTCTGTTCCTGCTGTATCTCTTCCGACGTTTTCGGTGGAGTGATTACTTTAAGTTCAACAAGCTTGTTATAATATTCATTACTGATTTTTTCTAACTCATCATACGCACTTTGAGTAACTCCAATCCTCTGCCGGTTTCCGTAAAAATCAACCTGAATAATATTTGTTCCATCTACAATGCAAGTCATCGTTTGTGGATATGTAGTAAGTACAGAACTGCTTGTAATTCCTAAATTCATATTGCCACTCATAGTCTTGCCTCCGTTCATTTATCTTAACTATATTATCCGTTAAATCGGCCCTTATAATCCGTCAACATTCCCTCATAATTCCCTAATATGGACATAAAAAATAAGGCAGCCACAACTATTATGTGACTGCCTTTAATGCTCTCTTAACTGAATTATACGCCTGTTGCAGATCTCTTTCGACAGTTTGCACTGACGTATCTATTTTCATTGCTATTTGATAATTTTTAAGATCGTGAATAAACTTGAGTTCTATAATTTCTATTTGCCGCGGCGTTAGTTTGGCTTCTGAAATGATTGCTTCAAATTCCTTTCGTGTGGACTGCGAAAGCCAATCTCTTGCCTGTAAACGGCAAGTATCCATATAATCACCTGCTCGCTGCTATTGTTCCAACTAATACCCCTCCGATAAATCCCCATAAAGCCTTCTGTTTTTGTTTCAATTCACTTCTGGATTGTTCTTTCTTTATTTGCTCGCTCAATATCTCTAAGGATTTGTTTTGCTCTGCTATTGTCTTGTTGGAGTTCTTTAACAATTCCTGACCCTGTGTCAGCTCGTTCTTGCCCTTCTGATAGGATACGTCCTGCTCTTTGGTTAGCTTCTGCAGCTCGTTCAAGTTCCTTTTCTGCTGCTCCAATATGTCCGACAGCTTTATCAAGCGACTTTCCGATTTCTCGGTTATCTCCCATAACTCTATGAACTGTTCCCTGGACATCGTTATTGTTTCCGGAAGTTCCTCCGCCGAACAATTTAAAGAAAATGATAAGCACAGCAATAAGGGCAAAACTAATAATAAGATACTTGCTATACCTGATTTGTTTTTCTTCATTCACTTTCTGCCCTTCTTTCAAATTAAATTCTATTTCATTACCATTAAGATAGTTCTATTTTCAATATAATCAACCTGTGCGCCGTTTTCTATACTCCTACTTATATTTCCTAGTGTTTTGGAGATAAAACAACGCACAGGCTAATTCTGCGGCTGGGTTTTATCTTATAGATTATAATAAGTAATGCACCCTACCAAAATCGCAAGAGCAATACCAGCCCAAATCAAAATACGCTGTTTTTCCATATTAGTCACCTCCTTATACAATCTTTACCAATTATGATGCCACCAGATCGCCTTACCACGAATAACATCACCGCCTGGTTTCAGTTCTCCGTCGCCTGGCACATCTGGTAATTTCCACAAGTCCCAGCGTTCAAAAGTAGTTGCCGGGCCGTAGTCGTCTAAGTCAGCAGCTTCTGCATGTGTCATTACGGTATCGGCATTAATGTCCAATCCAAGCTCCTCACACAGTACAGCTACAACTTTTGCCATACTATCTATCTGTAACTCTGTCGGTGGCACGTTGCCAAAGTCGATATGCCCATCAGCATGAGCTACAGCATCTACGCAGCACGCTAAAGCAATCCCAATAGCTCTAGAATTGCGCCGCCATGTATGGGCCTTGTATTCGGTTAAATCATCTGTAGTCGCCATAACAGCTCCGTCGCTGTCAATGTTTAAATGGTAATCACTGAAAAACTGGTGATAATTACCAGCCGTCCAATGTAGATAGATCTTATCAATATTACCTCTAGCCCTTGCTGCTAACTGCCGCAGCTCATCTAAAGTGATTCTTTTTGTCACCATTGTTCTCTGCCTCCTGTTCAAATTTATCAGGAACACCGTCCCCGTCTTTATCTACTAAACTTGTAGCTATAAAGGTCACAAATGCAACCATAGCCGGGCCTATAACCTCTCTTATCAGTGCCAGCAGGTCAGACATAACAATCTTATCCAACCACAACCACATATACATCCACGCAGCGTAATAGGTTAGAATCAGCAATACGACTGCAATAAAATAGCCTACAATGACAGCCATTATATTTGGCGACATTGAGGCTACTTTATTTCTGGCACTCACTATTAAGTTTTTTATTTTCTCAAGCATAAATATCACTTATCCTTACACGAACAGTTATTACATTTGTTTTCAATCAGTAATAGCCGTTCACCAACTTCGTTAATCCTGTTATGTGCAGATTTTGCCCTCTGATCAATCTCAGCAAATTTTATCTTTAACTCTGTTGTACGTTCTTGCTCCCTATTAATAGTCTTAGCTAAAGCGTCAACAGTCTTTTGGAGGTTCTCTATCGCCGTAGACAAAGGATTTATGATCCAAATCTTAAATACAAAACCTACTATACCAAATAAAAAGCTAAAGATTGTTATTGAAGCCATTGCCATTTCAACCATCTTTGCACCCCTAATCTAATATAATAGCGTCCAATTCCTCTTTGCTTAATGCTGCGGCTACCTCTGCCTGCTTACTCCAACCTTGCTGCTTGCAAGCGCCCACGTGGGACGATAAGTCAGCACACCATGTATATACCTGCGAAGCGTTAAGATACTGTATTGTTTTAACAGTTTCACCTTCTTTATACCCCCGTACCGGACAGCCGTCAGGATATTCATTTTTAAAGCGTTCAGTGCTTACGTTCAGCGCAATCCCCTGCATCGTAAGCTGCGTGTCCTTATCGCTATCATATCTTACTATCTCACCAGTGCATTCAGATATAAAACCGCCGGTGATTTTACTTTCAGTCCAAGCGTCTACCTCTGACAGCTTGATAGCTTTAAGTTCATCAAACGTAAGAGCTATATATTCACGTGCTGCTTTTTTAGCAATCAATTCATCAATACTTTTTAAAATATCTTCACAAATTTCATTTGGGTATTGTTGGAATGCTACTCCATTAAGCCAGCAACTCTCCGTTCCACAATTATAGTCAATAGACTTATACTCTATTTCTTTGCCATAATCAACAAAGAAATTATTTATTGTATCCATATACACTTTTTCTTGTGCTTGTACAATAACTTTATCGTTATTCGTATCTAAAATAATTATATTTTGCATTTTTATTCTCCTTACTCAATTCTTTCCCAACAGTAATATGTTACATATGGCGGCATATTATTATGCTCCGCACTACCACCAGTATTATCAATACTAATATCTGAAGCAAACGAAGAATTTAAATTAAAAGTAGTAATAGAACCGCTCCAATCTGTATTTCCACAATAAGCATTACTTGTATTGGTGTGGCTAAAAGCTCCACTACTACCAACATTTTGAAGTCTCCCAACAGTTATAGAACCACTCACGGTAGATGAAGTGGCACTAGCAGAATGCTTGTGCATTGGAATTTGATCAATCTCTAATGTAACATTTGCTTCACCTCCGTTACTCCCTGCTTGATAAGTATCTCCTGCAGCTAAAATAAATTTATCTTTTATCTGTGTCCACGTACCACCAAACAGAGTTCCTGGATCAGTAGGTTGCGAACTCCAATAAAGCGCTCCTACAGGATATGGATTTGGCGGCAAATCGTCATAAAGAGCATTGATTGCTGCTCTTATTTTTTCAACTGTTATTAGCCCAGTAAGCTTCATTTTTCCTCACCTCAAATCGTCAGAACAAAGCCGGCAAACTTCTCCGTACTTTGGATTATGATATTACTGCCACTTTCAACTACGTCTACCATAACACTCTCATAGGTACTGCCATTAGTACGATACATACCAAGGAAGTGTTTTCCTGAAGCTGCCAAGGTAAATGGGTAGTAGCCGTTTGATAATGTTCCCCAGTTGGCGCTACTTGCTGTAAATTCAGTTTTGGTTACTGACGCAGCACCGGTAACAGCTTCTGTTATTTTATTATCAACTTCGGTTTTCGTATAAGCATCAGTAATACCATAGCCAGATAATGTCGTCTCAGGACTTTGTTTACTGCTAGCTAAATCCCACGTTCTTTTCATTGCTGCGGCAGTTGGAGCTTTGGTGTAATCTTCTGTAACTGAGCTATCTATTAATTGCACGACACCTTTTACAGTAGTAGACGCATTATTTACTGAAATAACACCACTAGCGATATTTACGTTAGAACCTATTTTTACGCCACCGAGAACATTAGCAGATGCAGTAGGCAGTGTATATACAGTATCCGTAAATACCGCATCAGCCGGTACTGTTTTGTTAAGTCCATAAGTACAAGCTTTAGGAACACCACCATCAAAATATACAGGCTGTGTTGTACTGCCGGCAGAAGTTGTTAGTTTAGCAGCAGCTGCTGCAGTTTCAGTTTTACCGAGTTTACCTGCTATAGCTTCATTCATAGCTGCCGCACCCGTTTTATCTTCTGCAATGTAATCGGCAATTTCTTTTAACGTATCGTAAGTATCAGGCGCTCCGTCAATCAGCTCATCTTTTACTGCCGACTTTGCAGCCTCAATAGCACTGTTCATATCAGCAGTCTTTGCATAACTCGAAGCTGCTACGCCACCTAATTTGCTACTATCAGCGGCAGTTTCGGTCTTACCGAGCTTGCCGGTATCCAAAGCTTCAAAATTAGCATTAATCTTAGCGTCTCTCTCTGCTAAAGTTCCGGTGACAATTTTTTCTACACTCATTCTAAGTAACCTCCATCTAATATTATTTTCCCTGTGAACGCTTTGCTCACATTTATAACAACGTTACCGTTATTATCTACTCCGGCATTAGCATAGTAAGGATAACTAACGCCATCAATTATTTGTGTTAAGCTGACAATGACCGGACTGTTTCCTGCCTGGTGTTCCTCAGCGGATATGGTTAGTACGAAATCACTGCCAACCTCTGCAAAATCTTCCTCCGTAAAGTTTTTGACATAGACCTTATCACCAGTCTTTTTTGTCAGCGACGCCAGTATAACGATACCTGCAAACTTTTCAGGCACTTCGATAATCACATTTTCAGCGTCCATATAAACGCCGGTCAGTACCATTTCATACTGAGGCTTCTTGACTTCCTTGTAAACGCCTATAAGCCTGCTGTTACCCATTGCCATTGTAAGACGCCACATGCCGTTGCTTTCAGTCCATCTGTCATCTGTCGCAGTAAACTCTTTTGTTATAGTTCCGCTCTCAAAACGTAGTAAAATATCTTCTGCACGGTCAGCTGCATCTTCTGCTTTCTCTGCATCTTTTTTTGCAGATTCTGCACTTTCTGCTGCTGACGTTTCAGACTTTTTTGCAGATTCTGCACTCGCCTGTGCCTGCTCCATAGCAAATTTAGGATTAGGCCCAGCAATAAGTTTTTTACCGGTTTCATCCCAATAAAAACTCTCATTTGGCATTGGCTGTGGCAGAACTGTAGAAATATCTTTAGGCGCTGAATCTGATAAACGAATTGCTCTTGTTACACCGTCCCACAGCTGTTGGCAAATTATCGTTAGTTTATCCAATGCCGCTTCGATAACATTAAATGGCCAATGAGTATCCAACTGAGATTCCTGTGTTATAGGAACCTCACGATATAAAACAAGCTGCCACCCTTCAGGTAATATTGGTGGTCGTTCTGCCTCTGGTGGTTCTGCTCCCGGAGAATAGCCAGGATAAAACACTACTGACTTCTCCATATCAACGAAATAATCTTTGGTTAAAACAGTTTCTTTTAAATCAGGATCAACAAGTACTACATTAATATCGGTCTTTTCCAATATCTTAAAAGAATATCCAAACTCTGTAGCAACTCCATTCCCATTGTATGTAATCCTATTTTCACTACTGCCTATCAAAGTTTTCCCTCCTTCCAAATAAAAAAGCGCCTACCGAAGTAAGCGCTTTCTATTAAGTTCTAACTAACTTTATGATACTATTTTAACTCATTTTTATAGTGGTTTTGTCGGATACATTTTTAAATTTTTTAACACCGCCTCTGCTCTCAAATCCAATAACCTTACATTACTATTTTAACTCTTGTTAAAGGGTATTTTGTCGGAAACTTTTTTATTTCTTCATTTCCCCCTTATTAAAACCTAATAACTTATACAACTATTTTAATACTTTTTTATAGATGTTTTACACAATACTTTTTATTTTCGTTTATAAATGTGATATAATTGTGAAAAATATTCAAAAGTTTTCTGTTTCCCATAAAGCAAAGGAGGATTTATTATGTTAAAAAAAGTATTGTTAATGAGTATGGCTTTATTGGTAGGTATCAATACGGTTAATGCCTGCGAGGTAGAACACAAGGGGGATAACAGTAGAAGGGAAATTATTAAAGACCTCAAGCCTTGTATGAATGAAAGTTGCCCAATTTATAAAAAATATAAAGAGTTGGAAACTATCATCGAAATTGAACTAAAAGAAAAAATGTCTGATGAACAAGTAGCAACAAGAGCAGCCAGACAGGATTTCGTAAAGGCTAACACTAGAAAATTTAAAGCACCGACAAAAATTATATACAAATAAAAGAATTGAGAGAAAATCATGAATGATTTCTACTATGAGGAAGAAGGAACATCATGCAAAGAGTTCTTGCTTTATTTATAATATTTTTATCCATATTTATCTTTGGATGCACCACTGAAAAAAAACAAAATAATACTATACATCAAAGTAATATACACACTTCCTCGACCCTTGTTGTTGATCCATATAGCACATCAAAGTTTGAAAGCTTAAATTTTGGTGATTCATTAGAAAAAATTAAAACTTTACCCACCCTAATATATTATGATGAATATCCCAACAGTCTTATAAAATCTCCAAAACATAAAAGTTATTTGTTTCAAACAAATGCAAATTCTTATTATAATATACCGTTGATATACGATGCGCCTTTATTAGAGCTCTCTTTTTTTGATAATAAATTGTATAAGATAACAGCCAGATTGGATGTAAAAGAAGAAAAAGATGGATTAGAAAAATTTGAAAAAATAAAAAAAGAAATCAGCAAAATATATGGAAAAGGTCAAAATACCTCAAACCAATTCCTTAAAACTTTTTCTTTGGATATAAATAATACTCATTTTTCAATTATGTTCATCTCAAGACCACCAGTAATAACCAAAAACTTGGGTAGTTCGCCATTTGACCTATTAGTTGAATCTTGGGATAGAAAATTACACAAAGCCTTTTTAGATGATGATTTTAAATATTTTGAAGCTTCTAATGACAAAGAAGCGAAAATATAACCCCCTCAAATTTGAGGGGGTATTTTTATTTTACCGTTCTTTCTTCGGTCGACGTCTAAAGATGTCGCCAACTTCCGGATCCATACCATTGAACAAGATATCATATCCGTTAAAGAATAATTTGTTTAACTGTGCAGGTACGCCTAATGCTGTTCCAACAAATGTTGCAGTAGGCTCAACCAATTCGTCATAATCTGCTTTGCTCTGGTAAACCTTTTGCACTTTACCGGCAGCACGCTCCATCTGCTCTATCGTGCCTTGTACTACGGTCATTCTATACCCGTAAGTCTGCATGCCTAAAGCTCTACTCCAAATAGCATTACCAACCTGCCCAACCGGTCCGGCTAAACTCATAGGGTAAGTAAGCAGTTCTTTTGATATCTTTTGATATTCATCCTTATCTTCTTCAAATGGATCTTCGGCCGACAACATCAAGTTTATAAAAGCAAACATTACAAACTTAGCTCCCACAAACGAAGTAAGACGCATTATATCTTTTTCTTTTAAGAAGATGTTATACTCTCTGGCCCACTGATTATATTGTGTATTGAAGAAGCCTTGGAATGTAGTAAACAGTTTAAGCATAGGTCCGCCACGCAAAAGCGGTGCAACCTCCGTAACTCTGCTGCTGCCAAGTGTACGTCTAATAACCGTATTGGCAAAGTCCACAGCTTCTGTTTCGCCTGCACCAGCCCTTATTTTTTTGCCATACGCCTGCATCCATACCGGAATAGCAGAAATATTATCAGTAGTGACCAGCAATCTTGTGCCAAATTCAACAGCTTTCTTTTCTATAGGATTCAAGCTTTCCATTTCTTTCATATCCCGCAGGGAAATATCCGGAAGCACAGACCTTTCTTTCATCCAAGGGGATTTGCTGTAAACAAATTCCTTAGCCGATTTATAGCCCTCTGCAAGCTGCATATTCATACTGTAATTGCTCACAGCGGCAACGACATCACTATATCCAAAACCATCTACAGCATTACCATACAGCAAAGGATTACCCAAGTTCTGAACGGCAGTTTTAAGGTTAAGCATAATAGCAGCGTTTACAGTACGAGCCCTAAGCCAGTTAGCAACACTGCCCATCCAGCTTTCACCAACAGAACCGCTGTTAGTACCTTGAGGATTTGCCGCACGTTCAAGATATTCTTTAAAGGCGGAGAAATCGGCCAAGCCTAATTTTTCTTTAATCAGAGTATACATTTCCTGATCGTTCATAATTTTGCGGAAATCGCCCATAACCTCACGGAAACACAGATCATGTATCGCATCCATAGCAACATTAAACTCTGCTCCACGTTTCAGATTAACAGGATATTTAGCCTTAACACGTTCTTTTAAATGGCCTCGTCTGGTGCTCATTGTTCTAATATTGCGGCCTTGTCTGGGGTCAGTATCAGAAATAACTTCTTGCCCAGCGTGTTTAGAACCAGTATCACCGTCACGCATCAGTGGGAAATAACCGCCACGCATAACGACAGTCTTGCCATCTGATAACGTCAACTCTACAGGCGACGCTTCTACTTTCTTAGGACTAAAACCTGTCCAACGCGTTTCAAGAGCTTCCATTTCAGACCAGTGCATCTCTGCAATGTCTATCTTAGCCTGTGCATATTTTATATCCGCTTCAGTAAGATTACGCCCTAAGAAGTCAAGTAAATTGATTTTAGTCTGTACGATATCGCCATCTACCCACAAGGCAGAACTTTCAAAGCCTACCGGTCTAGTGCTGCACAATACTCTGGCACTGCTCTCGTTTCCTAAATTCATAAGCATTTTTAATAAAACGTGCTTATCTACAGAAGTACCTAGCTCGTCATATTTTTCCTGATAATCGGCCGCCTTTTCTGCAGCTTTATCCGGCAGCCATTCCCTGTAAGCCTGCGCTGTTTTTTCCTCATATTCTAAAATTTTTCTTGTTTCATTATCGGCCGCTTCTCTAATAGCTGCGCCAAAATGTTTGCTGAAAAATCCATACTGCCAGTCGTCCATCATTTCAAAAAGATTGTCCGTACTGCGTAAAGATGCTTTTAGCTTCTCCATTACTGTAGGCTGCTGTGCAACGCCAACCTGCGGTTTCCAGATAGTTTTCAGCTCATTAAGTGTTTTCTGTGCTTCAGCTTTAAATTCAGCATAGGTAGCACCTTTCTGTAAAGCATTGATACTCATTTCCTGTTTAGCGATCGCTTTGATATTTTTAAGCGCATTTACTACATCTTCAAGCTGGCTTGCCGTCATACGTTCACGAGGATTTGTAATGCTAACATCCTCATCCATTATCCAATCAGCAACTGCAACATTGTCATAAAGATCATCCATATCATTAAGATAGTCTGATAAAGTTTCTGTCTTTTCAAAATCAGAATAATCTTTACGCTTATAACCGAACCTTTCCATAATTGCTGCTGCTTGAATAAAGTTTCTTTCATTACCCCACGTTTCCCTTTTAACTTTAGCCTGCTTCCTGAAATAATTCTGCCACTTAGCATACTGATTACGCAGTCTTACGCTTTCAACTACACAAGCATGATTAAACGCCTGGACGTTTTTATATCGGACCGCAGCAGAATAATCATCATTTTCCAATGCCACAGCAGCTTTAGCCGCAGCGTTTCTTTCGGCAGTAATATACTTTTTGGTATTCAAAGCCTCCTTTAATTTTACTCTATTCTGCAGGTCCATTTGCGCCTGGATTTTAGCTGTTTGCCTGCGTGCAACAGCAAGTTTTCTAAGAGTTTCAGCATCACGCTGACCCTTTAACAAGCCTTGTGCTTTATCCTCAATAAGCTGTGCTTCTGTATTTATCAAAAGACCGCTCTCGTCATTATACATAGCATCACGTGCAGCTTCTTCAGCAAGCCCTCTCTCTTTGTAAATATCAGGAAAGGCGTCTTGCACCATTTCATCAATATGTCTGTTAACCGCACCATTAAAAGATGGTTCTGACATAATCGTTTTAGCCAGCTCGTCACCGGACGTAAAACCATTAGCTTCAGCGATCATATCAAAAGTTGCCATTTTACTTTCATCAAAATTACCTTCTAAATATCTGTTAGCTATGCCCTTAGCCGTTTTTAAATCAGATGCAATATCAAGTATCTGCTCCGAAGCCATATATAACGGCTGTTTTGCAATCGCTTCTTTAACCTGCGGCTCTACATCTTCACGATATTTTTGAATTCGGTCTTTACGCTCCTGATTGAAATTAACAAGGCTTTCTTTTGTTAATAACTGTACTGCCTTATCGTGAGCTTTAGCAGCAAAATTACGCAGCATTTGCTTACGTGGTTCTGAAAGTGCATCTAACACAACATCTGGCAAAGCAGAAAAATAACCGTCAATACGCTCCATTTCTGATATTTGCTCTTCACTTGCCAGCATCCTGTCAAAAACCTGCCTTACTTCATCGTTGATTGGAACAGCATTTTTACTGCGCTTATCCGAAAAAACGGCGTTATAAACAGCAAGCAGCCATTTTTTGAACCTGTTAAACACAGGCTGCAACTCTTTTGAAGGTGCCTTGCCTTCAAGCATATAAGTTTCTGCGGCCTCTGCCCAGCGTTCATGTGCTGCTGTTTTTTCTTCCTGCGACAAGCTATCCCAGTCTTTAGTTACACCTGCATAATCAAGCATAGTCTGACGGTCTTTTTTCATCTGCTCTGTAGCATTAGGGAGAACCCCTTCACGCATGAGATTCTCAATAAAGTAATGTCCGACAGCTTCATGAATAACAGTACTCATATCAGCACCTTCAAACAGGCTGATAATTGCTTTGCCTTCTTCGTCCCAGGTGATAGAACCTTTCTTATCGTTATTAACTTTTTGATTATAACTGTTGATTATTTTTATTGCCTGATCGTCAAAAATTACATATGATTCTCCATCTACCATTCCAACATATTTAATGCCTTTTATCCCTAATTTATTTAAATGTTCAGATGCTGCTCTGGCTGGATTTTCCGCCCCCCTCCTTTTCATTTCAAACATTAATTCTTTATAAAAGCTTCTGCCGCTATTCGCACTCCCACCAATTCTTTCTAATTCAGCTTTAATAATCTCGCGTACTTTAGGCGGTTGCTTTTCAATAGATTTATTTTCATTAAGTAATACATCATTTTCAGGGATTTCAACCTCAACTAGAGAGCCTTCGCCAGTATATGTATCACGGCGTCCTTTCAATCTATCCCTATACCGTTTAGCAGTATTTTTGCTGAAAGCAAAATACAAACCCCATCCATGGGCCTGTATACCTGTTCCTGTACCAACAGATCCCAAATCAAATTTTTCAAATTTATGTGGGCTTCCGTGAAAAGCTGTCTGGTAGTATCCCTGCATTTCTTCTCGTCTCTTGCGAAGTGCATTTTCATCTGGTATACTATTATTAAGGAGACTGTCAAGGTCGTTACCTCTGCTGGCGGAATCGCTGCCTGGAGACTGTAACCACTTGGCAGTCTTTTCTTTATTTATATATGACACTCTACCTTTTTTTAGATTGTGCTCTATAAACCAATCATAATCTGTGCCATTTTCTCCACCTTTCCCATAAGCACTGCTGACAGCATTCACCTGATAACGATTGCGTTCAACATCAAGTTCTAAAGGAACAATAATAGTAGACCCTTGTGCATCCTTTAAGTCTAATACAACAACCTTACGCCCAGCATACGAATCTAAAACCATCATCGGGTCAGCCATAGCACGTGGAACTTGTTTTAGCAGCTCCGGCGTCATGCCATCGGAATGGCCGTCAAAAATATGTTTAATCTTACTTCCGTCAATAGTCACAGGCAAAATTTTACCGCCCGCAAGTCCCAATGCAAGAGGTGTCGTCATAACATTATAGGTTTTAGTATCATTTATTTTCCCAGCAGTATATTCATCTACGATACCAGAAAAGTTATTTTCATCCTCAAGCAATTTTTCGTTAGCACTTTTAGTTTGCATATACCGGCCATTAGGAGTACTGACAACTCGTTTGAAGCTTAAAGGGTTATCTCTGAAATACTGCATAGGGTCATCAGGATTAGCAATCATAGCACGGCTGGTTAAAATAGCCAGGACGTCACCTGTTTCCTTTTGATTTAGTCCCGCTTCGGTCAATTCATTTCTAAAAGTATCAACTGCAGTTCTAAATTCCGCGTCGTTCTCCAACGCTTTTTTATAAGCGCTTTGGAGAGCTTTTTTATTTCTGGCACGTTCTTCTGTATAACCGCCCTGTTCAAAAGCTACGTTATTGCTTACAGCCTGGAAAAAGCCAGGATTTTGAGCCTCTGCCGCACAATACGTACCCATTGGCATTTCAATATCCTCACCACGAACAGCAGCCGCCTGCAGTTCAGAAACCTCTATACCAAAGGTATCTTTTACATCCAGGTTAGGATTTGCCTGCGCATATGTAAAAAGGGTTTCAGCATCTACATAAGCCTTTTCTTCTGTCGTTTGGTTCAGTACTAGTTTGCTGGCGGTAATATCTACGTCCTTATTGTTTTTCATCGTTTCCGCAGTACGTACAGCCTGCTCCTGCATAACGCTATTTGCATTACGGTCTACGGCAATGCTTACCGAACCTCCAAGCCCACCAAACACCGCACCAATAGCACCGGAATAAGCGCCTCTTTTAGTGACTTCTCCAAACTCCTGATAAAATTTAAGTATTTGCTCTTGAGTGGAAAGATTCGCATTTTTAGCCCATATTTCAGCAGCAGCATCCGGGTATTCCTGAATCCATTCAGTAATGCCTTCTGTCAATGCAGTTTTAAAAACTTCTTTGGCCTTACCGCCCATAGTTGCGATTTTAGCGGCTCTTGCTCCTGCTCCCATGACTTTGCCCAAGCCAACTTTTTCAAGAGCAGACTGTGCAACAGCGTTTAACGACGCCGCAGCTCTGGCTCTGTCATTAGATACCCCAGCTTCAGTAAGATCTAAATATTGTCCGCCTGCAATCTGACTGCCCATAAAAGCAGCAGCACTCCAGCCGCCTGTACTGATTGCAACGCCGACCTGTGCCGCTAATTGTGGTGCATTCTGCAGTAAGTCATAATAAAACTGGCCTGCCGCAGTTTCAGCCTTTACTTCTTCCGGCTTAAATATTTCACTACCACCAATGCGTTTAGCTTCAGTACCAATAGTTTTTAGCTTATCTCCACCAACAGCATACAAAAGCCGTCCTATTGTATCTGCACTAAAAACCTTGGATTCCATTGTCAGGTCAGCATCTTTTTTATCTGCTCCCAAATCAGCAAGCAGTGCAACGGTACCATAACCACTACGAGCAACATTCTTAAACCCATTTTTCAGTGCTGTAATACTTTTCCAGTTATTTTCTTGCTCACCCCAAAATTCTGCAGCTTTAGTTCCGGCAATGCTCATAAGCACAGGGTCTTTTAGCGCCTCTGCTGTTCTTGGTGCGATCTGCTCATATTTATTCCAATCATATTCAAAGTTTTTAGGTAAATAATAATCAGGATTACGAGCTGCCATTTGAAGCGATATATTATTCGCATTAGCTCCTTGTAATGCTTTCGTCTTTAAATCTTCGGGTATAAACTTTCCGGCCGCAGCTACATCATATAATAAAGACCTTGCCATATTACCACTCCTCGTTAATTTCTCCTCTTAATGTCGCTAAATTACGCTGTTTTATAGATTCTAAAACATCACTAAAATTCATTGCCGCCAAACCAGTGCGCTCACTGGCTCCCCAATCACTAAACCAGGGAGTGCTTTCATTTTGCTGTACTGCCGTATTACTTTGCTGCGGAATATCCAGTAAATGCGGGGCTGCATCCACTCCATCACGGACCGCCATAGCCGCAATCTGTTTATTAAGTTCTTGGATATCCATAGGACTATTATAAACAGCAGCATATTGAAGCGCTGAAACCTGGTATTTATCATTAGGATTTATGGATTCAAAAACTGTTCTTGCCTGTCCTAAATCAATATTATTGCCATTCTGTCTTTGATAAGCATCTATATAAGGATAAAGTTTCGGAGAAAGGCTGCTCTTTAACGAACCCCATTCACGTTGTTTGCTATTAAAGTTTTTATAAATAGCTTTGTTCTCAAAGGCTTTATTCAAAACTTCCATTCCTGTTGCAAATCTCACCTCAGGATCTGTGACATTCTCCAATGCACTATCCAAATACGCCTGCAATTCTCCTCGTTCCATTTTATCGTCTATAGTTTCATTAACTATAGTTATCAATCGTTTATCAATCTCTTTATTTCTTGGGTCTTGTTCTCTAACCAAAGACAATAATCTGTTTCTATCAGCACTACCCAACATAGTTGCGTTTTGATTGATTAATGATACTGCCTCGGACGGAGTCACAGTGCCATCGGTAATTGCATCCTTAATTTTTTTATAAACTGCACCGTTAGAAGATTTAGCAGCTGCTTTACCTTGTATTCCAATCAAGTCATTGCCGAATTTTAAAAGGTTCATTTCAATATCAACATCGCCGCCAGAAACATTATATACAAGGCTTTGAAACTCGTTAGGATCAATAACACCAGACTTAAATTTATTCCACATTTCTTGTTGCACGCTATCAATAATTCTTTTCTTATGGTTATTTTTTATTGCATTATTATAATTAACTTGAGTAACATAAGCGTTCCATGCTTTTTCTTTATCTTCTATGGATACATTTCTTCCTCTAGGTCTTGCGAAACCAGAAATATTTGCATAATCAAGTGAAATTTCCGCAACTCCATGATCTCCACTTTGTATTACTGTTCCAGTTTTGGCATCATATATCCCAACATGATCAACATCATTTGGATCTCCTCCATAATTCCAATAAACAATATCACCACTTCGCAGTTGAGATTTGTCGGTAAATATCAATCCGGCATCTTTCATATCTTCAAATTGTGTAGGAGCCCAAGTATTACCTTCCTTACCTCCACCTGCAGCAATCCAATTATTACTTCTTATTGTACATGTGTTAGTCCCATAATTATTCCCAATATCTTCTCTTGCACTTCTGACAGCAGCTTCACCATCATATCCAAAAGCATCGCCGTAAATATACTGCCTAGCAGCTTCATAATCATCACCAAATCGTTCATACGCGGTTATGCCTGTATAATGTTCGTATTCTCTTTCTTTTCTAGCATGTGCAATCCTAGAATAAGCAAGCCTAGTTTCATCAGGCATGAAAGCTCCCCACTTTTCTATCATCGCCCCAGCTCTGTCAATATCGCCATTAGCTAAAGCAGTTCCAACAAGCGATGCCATTTTAGGAGCTAATAATCTTTTAGCTTCGCTTTTTATAAACTCGGGATCTTGCCCTTTATATCTATCCATAACAAGAGTAGCGCTTTTATCAAATTCCGACCTTATCAAAGCGTCGTTGTCATAGTTTTGCATTGCAAAATTAAAATTTTCATCAATATTATTTGATAATGCTAAATCTTTATTAGCTTCAACCTGTTTATATTCATGTTGTCCAACCAACATAAATCTTTTCTGTGCATCATTATTAGCCCAATTATTAAAAACGCTAGAAGTTCTTTCAAGACGGAAATTATATTTTCCCATAATCTCTTGTCTTATTTTTTGTTCCTCGCTCTGAAATTTACCAGAAATCCCCTCTGCATTAGCATATTGAGTGTACATTAAACCATTCTGTGGATTATACAACAAATCAGAAACTCGTTTATCATATTCAGCATCAGCTTCTACAACTCTGGATCGATCAACACTTTCTATAAATTTCTTATAAGCTTCATTCAGCGCACCCAATCCTCTACCAATAGCCTCGTATCCAGCGCCATTGCCGCCGTAACTGTTTAAATCGCCTGGGCGCTGTACTTGTCCCTGTATTGTATTAGGATTGACCTGTGAAGGATATTGACTGAATTTCATAGGTTTAGACCTCCTTTTTAGGTATAGAAAAAGCGCTTTAACAAATTGTTAAGCGCTCAAAGGTATGTTATAATGTTGTCCGAGATAGTTTGATAGTCGGATTCTCTCCCTGTCAAGGGAGGTGATAGCATGACTGTATACGAAGCATTATCTTTGATGGTAACCTTTGGTACGCTCGTTGCTATCATTTTGTCTAAAAGTAAGTAATTTTACTTATATAAGACAAAAGACCCACTAACGGTGTAGTCGGCCTTTTCTTCAAGTTTTAACTTATTCAGGAGAGAGCTGACACGCCAATATCAAGCTATCTCTTTTCGTTTATTATATAATACATTTCGTACCAATGCAAGTTTATAAGTAAGGATATTTTGATTTACCAAGTGGCGCTATGCCCGAATATGGAATTGTGTAATTATTTTGATAAGGCGACTGATAAACAAAGCCTCCGTTGGATGAACCGCCTGTTTTCCCGCTGCCGCCGTAATTTTTATATGCGCCAAAAATACCAGCAGCAGTACCCAAGATAGTGCCTATATTCTGCTGCTTGGCCTGTTGTTTCACGTTATAAGCAGAAGCTCTTGCAGCGTTAGCCTGGTTCTTGTAATTCACTACGCCAAGATAGTTACTCCATTGGTCGTTGCGCTGATTACTCAAAAGCTGGTTACTGTCTTTTCTATAAGCCCTAAAGCTGGAATCACTAAGGTCAAGAGCTGTCCCCATATCGCCACTGATGCCTGCGGCGCCAAATGCGGCGGCCTGCTGACCTGCTACAAGGCGACGACGATCATTGAGCTTTTGCTGCTCATAAGCGTACTGCTCCGCTATCTGCTCCCCCTTCTTTGCCTGTATATCAGCGTTTTGTTCTGCAGCCTGTGCCTGCGCATCGTAATAAGCCTGCTGCGCTTTAGCCTGTTGGTTCGTCGCAGCTATTTGCGATACTCCCTGCAAAGCAGTCAATCCCATCATCATACCTACAGATAAACACATTTATATACTCCCCTCCTCAATTACGAACGGAAGAAACTCTTTTCCGTTCTTTTTTATTTTTATAGGAGCTAAGAACATTGCTCCCAACCTATCAAGCCACCGTATAGAAGCAGAATTGCCGCTGTAAACGTAATTATAAAGCCGCCCGTATTCTTTTACCCATTTTGAAATTAAAAGCCTGGCAACGCAAATAAGCAGCTCTTTTTTGAAACTACTTATCCTTTCTGTCGCCAACATCCAAATCTCTTTACCCTGAACGCCTGGAATTTCAGTTAATCCTACAATACAAAGAATGTTATCTTCCATATCTTTATAAATGTAACAATGATCTGCATTTTCAATACTACCGGCAACAAGCATTATTTCGTCTTCCTCATATGCTTCCAGCTCCTGCCTATCACTATCTCTCAAATCTTTCAGCAGCGCTACAGCAATTCCAATAGCGTTATCAACGTCAGCCAATTCGACCTTATACTTTTTAGCCACCAAAAGTCACCTTCCTCGTTACGCTGAGCAAATTAAATGGATAAGGTTCAGTACTTGTAATACAAAGTCTTCCATCACGATCAAACCCACCTGCCGGTGGAGTTGCCGTTTTATCTCCACTATACAATTTCATATTCTCAGTAACGCTAAATTCATCATAAGCAATAGCATCCTGATTTCCAAATTCAGTACCAACTTCACCGCCGAGAGTATTTTCAATGCGTAAAATCGCCTCTGACACCTGCTTAAACCTGCCCTGCATAGTTCCGTCCTGTAATTGAATTTCAACATTAGGAAGCTCAATATTCATAGTATACGGTAGACCTGCAACCGCACGTTTAATTTGTATAGGTAATTCAACAGTACCGTCATCAAGCACTTTATAATTTCTCAATACACGCCCATCACCTAAAACAGTAATATTATTGCCAGCAAGGTGACCAAGCCCTGTTACAATATTAGTCGCCTCATCCATATCATACTTTTTAGCGCAATCTAACATTACATAATCATTCGGAGCATCACCGTCATAGTTATTGTCAAACCGCTCAATATAACGAACAGTTTCTCCATTTACCACACGTTTAACAACAACATATACACTATCCTCATCACCTTCAGGAATATTCACTACAGCTTCAAATTCACCGTCAGTAATAATTCTTGACCATGCATATACTTCCTGTTCTCTTATGTAAGACAGACACGCTATCGTACCATCACTGCGCACAAAGTAAATTATGCTGTCCGGCTCCTGCTTATAAGCAGAATCAGTAATCGAAAGTCCCTTTATAATTTGTCCCGCCAGTATCGTCAATTCCATACCGCCATAGCTGTCGGTTTCAAAACTGTAGCCCATATCCCGCACTGTCGAACCACGTCCCTGTACGAATACAATTCTATTGCCAATTGTAAGCGGCTCACAATTGCTGCAGCCCCTGGTAGTTTGCATCTTCGGTGTGATACTCGTCGGTGTCACGACCTCGCTCCCTGAAACGATCCATTCATTGCCCTGCGTTAAAACAAGCAAATCCACAGACGGAATTAAATGTAAAATATCAAATTGTTTCCTGCTGATAAACGAAGCGGCAATAGCGCTATCATCTGTTACTGTACCACTGACCTTTTCTACGCCAAAATTAGGATAATCACCGCTTCTAGACATCCAAACCATATACGGTCTTTTATTATTTCCACCAAAGCAAAGTCTGTCTTGAAAAAAACATACCGTTTTTGGATAACCGAAATTGCTATTCCAAGCCCCAAAAGCATAAGTAGTAGTACTTTCTGTAGAACCAAACGGTTCGTTTACCATAGCTTTAATATTATATTCGTCGATATAACTAACTATTTTAGCTGTGCCGTCTTTAGTATACGGCAGTGCAGTAAGCGTAACAGTCAGATCACCGCTTGTTATAGAAGCTTCTATTCTCAAATAAGTTGTATCTGTTACTGTACCGCTTTCAGTAGCATTAAAATTATTTGTAGCAGAATATTTACGATATTCTTTCCACGTTGTACCATCCTCACTTTTTTGCACTTGAAAACTTCCAGTCCACGTTCCACCAGAAATAACCTTCCAGCTTTCTCCAACGACAACCGCTCCAGTTGTTCCTGCAGCATTGTCTTTCAAATTTAATTCTACCGAGGACGATTCTACCTCATGTGTCAGCCTAATATTACCATCAATCAATCCCTCGTTAAAAATAGGCCTATTGCTTGTAATGGTCACAGTACCTGTTGTACTGGACGGTGTAACCTTCGGATTATCCTGAAACGCTATAGTAACCCAGCCATTTGCCCCATCTGTCCCTGAAAGATTGTTATCATCATAAGCAACGCCTTTCTTACCGCCAATGCCACCATTGCCATAATTGATTCCATCACTTCCGTTTTTTGCTCCATGCTCTTCTGAATAAGCCGCAGTAGCTCCTCCACCGCCTTGCGCTACCCAGCCAAAAGCACTACTGCTTCCACCGTTGCCGCCAGCATTACCATAACCGGCTCCATAATGTACGGCTCCGCCTTTTCCTCCGGCTCCTACGGTTACAGGAAAACTATCACCTTCGGTCAAATCCATCTCAAAACTGTAAAATCCACCACGGCCGCCAGTCCCGCCAGAGCTTTGTTTATCACTTGCTTTCCTTGCCACACCACTGCCACCGCCACCAGCACCTGCAACTTCTATTGTGTAGCGGCCATCTTTTGGCACTGTATACGTATAATCACCAGGAGACGTATAAACAGCGCTCTCAACTAAATCCATCATAACCTCATCTTCAAAATAAGCATGAGTAATTTCAAAATCGCCAAACTTCCAGTCCGTTTCGCTGTATCTTGCTAATTGTTTCACCGGATAACTACCGCTTGTAATATATATAACATCCGCAGACTGAGCAAATCTTAATTTTTCCAAATCGGATTCTGTAAAAGGAGTTACTATCTCTATACCAAGATATTCCCCGTTTCTATGTATTCTGATATACTGATCCCCTATTTCAAGCAAATAATTAATATCGTCAGTAAAATTAAACCCCGCCAGAATACATCTCTTATCAGCATATTTTGTAGCAATACAGTAAACAGTTCCGCTGCGACGATACACGGGCCCATAAGGGCGAATATAACAATTCTCAGCAGTCAAAAGCGCATACTGATATTTATCCAGATCAACGCGGTTAGCTACCGCATTAGATATCTCTCCTGCAGTAAATGCCGGCTGCAGTACATAAAAAGGATTTGGTCCACTTCCTCTAGCCATAAGTTCACATCCTCGCAGTAAAGTATTTATCAGGGTAGTCCAGCTTATCCTGACGTTCAGCGGCCGTAGTATATTTTGCCCTGCTAAGAGCTGCCTGTGCCAGTTGATATTGTGTCTGCTGGATAGTCCCATTGCCATTTAACTGTAAGCAAATATTAAAAGCTAACATCCTCGCCAACGCCTCAACAAAATCAGAACTGAAAAGCTCTGCATCCTCTGCGTCATATGTGTACTCCAAATATGCTTGGTACACATCACATCCTATAGCCTGCGTATTATCACTAATCAAAAACAAATCATACTTATCTCTATCCAAGCTGTTTACAGTCTCTTTCTCATTAAAAATACGTCTTGCACACACACATTTTTCCGGATATGCATATACATACTTCCAATCAGGATTTGAAGCATCCAATTCTGCAAGCCTAATAATCCTCTTAGCAAAGCCCCAGCTATATTCACGCAATAGACCTTTTCGGCTATGGTCATAAAACAGCTTGCACTGCCTTGCAAGTTCGTTATTCTCGTCAATAGAAGAAATGCGGCCTTTAGCTAAATAAGCCAAGGCCATATTGCAAATATCTGTATTATTCATCACGGAAATACCTCCATGTTATTTTCCTCTTTATTAAAATAGGGACGCCTTAAAGACGTCCCTAAGTGCTTGTACATAGTCGTCACATGACTACATAGGTGTTATTTAATATTTTCTCTAATAAGCCTAATCAAATCTTGTTTACTGGCATTTGCCGGATATTTAACATCGGCATTATAGAGCTTAGCTCTTAATTCATTGGCCGACATATCTTCGAGCTTTCTACCCGGCATTACAGTATTACCATTACTATCTAAAATCATTTAAAATCCACATCTACAGCGAGCGCCGCAACAATTTTATCGGCAGTTGCATTAGTTGGAGTGCTGGAATCACTAGCTTTGATGCGCAGGTATTCTTTTACTCCCAAAGGCACCTTAGCTCGTACAGGAGCATTGTCGTCCAGAGTAAAGCTTCCCAGCGCTACAGCCTCGCTGAACGCTTCATCATCAGCAGTTTCCAGAGTTAAAACAACACTGCCGCTTTCAAGCTTCGGTCCTACATAAAGCCACATTGGATTGATGCTGTCTCCGCCGCCCATAGCGATAATATCGCCAAGAACACCGTCAACTAATTCTGCAGCAGGTTTCTCAAAGAAAATATTTTCCTTATCTAATCTCATTATTTTTCACTCCTCACGCTTCAATTTTAGCTTCGTCTTCACGAATACAGTCAAGTTTACGTACACGCATACCATCTACATTTAATACTTTAATGCCATTGGCCAGCGTTTCCATTTCAACATGAACGTTATTTTTATCGATCAAGCACAGTTTGAACAGAGTATACATGCTGCGAGAACAGTACATCATAACACTGTCAGGATTTCTCAACCGGTCATGAACGCGAATAACATTCTCAATAATCTTCTGCTTTTGAGCAGAAGTTGCAGATGCAAACTGTGCTGCATCAATATTGCGAATAGCTCCTACAGCTCTATAATCACGAATAGTCAGGCCTACATTCCAAGTCCATTTCGTAATCATAGCTTCAAATTCAGTTCCGTCATCCGCTATTGTAGTTTGTTGTCCAAGATCTTCTTTCTTCAAACCAGCACTACCATTTTTAGGGAACACGCCTGAGCATGTACGTTCTCCCCAATTTACAAAATAAATAGATGTATTTTTGGTACCGCCGCCAGCATTAAGAGTAGTATAGCCTTCAGCCGTCGGATCATCACCATTGCCAAAATAACGATGTCTGATATCGAACCCGTTAAATTCATCCGGAACCTCGCTAAGTCCGCCATAAATAACATCTTTAGCAATACGATCACCAAAGCCGGCTACAAATGCTAGATCCTCGCTATAACGGAAAGCTGCAGGATCATTCTGCAAACGCAAAAGCTCTACATCCATCTTATTACGATTTTCGTATAAAGTAGTCGTATCATTAATCTGTTTTACTCCGCTCTTTTTATAAGGAACACCAGTATTGATACGACGGATAGAAGGTTCAGGAACTTTTGTACGTTGAGTAGTCACGATCCCAGTAGGAAGATTGCCCTCCATAAAAGTCATTTCTTCTAAAATTGGATTAGATTGAGACAATACCTCAATAATATCATCTACATTTCCGGAAGGGTCAAGTCTTCCCCTCCAATCAGCTAAGGTATATGCCAATTGATTTAAAACTGCCATTATTCATTCATCCTCTCTTATTTTAATTTACTAAAATCTGTTTTGTCATAGAATTTTTCAAGGCTGCTTCCCTGTGCGGCAGGAGCGCCAGCGCCTTTACCCGGGTCACTCTCCAAAAACTTTCCGAGCATAGAAAAAGCGCGGATAACTTCAATTCTGTTACCTGCGCCTGTTTCGTTTAACGCCTGCCTGATACCAGGAACCGCTTTCTCTACATGTTCCACCGCAAGACCGCAAAGACTAATGATACTGTCGAACTCTGTCCCAAGTTCTTTCTTTGCAGTCTCACCCCAATTTTGAACTTCTGTATTTCGCTGCTCTATAACAGCATTCATAGCAGCTTCTGCGATTCCTTTACCCCATTCGCCGCCATACTTAACAATAGCGTTAGCCTGCTCATTATTAAGCCCCATATCCTTAATGACCTCTACGAACTTATCGCTCTCTTCCTGGCTGAACTCAAAGTCATCCATAGCGGAAATAGTTTCTTTAAAGTCATAAGCAATTGGTTCAGCTTCTTCCTGTGGTTGAGTTTCTGCTTTACCACCAAGAAGGGTATCAGCAGACTGTGTCTCCTGTTGAACCTCTTTCTGCTGTTCAACTACTTCAGTGCCCTGCGTGTTATCGTTGGCACTCGTGTTAGTTACATCTTCCATTAGTCATCGTCTCCTTCCAATTGTTCGGCAGCAATTTCCTGCGCTTTGATTTGAGTTTTTATATATTCAAGCTCAGCCTTTTGTTTGAGCTCTACTCCAGAAATACCAAGACTCTTAATATCATCGAGAATTAATAAACCGACTTTTCTCATACCCTCGTTATAAAAGGTCTGTGAATTGCCGGTAAAACTATCTATATTGATTTTTGTTTTATCAAGCAACCGCATCAAAAACCAGCGTCCGCTTTCGCTATTTAAGATAGTTGATAGTGCATCCTGATCGCGTTTGCGAAGCTCTCTTTGAAAGAACGCCTGCAATTTAGCTTGCCGGCTATCCGCATCTGTAATACTCTTATACCTCACCTGCGCCGCCTCCCATGCCTAACCAAGCTGCCATAGCTGGGTTACCATCATTTGCAGCCTCAGTCATGTTCTTTGCCGCCTGTGCTGCCGGTGCTGCTGCCTGCATAAGAGCCATTGCTTCCTGCGTCTGTTGCTGCTCTTGTAATGCCTGCTGTTCTTGCTCAATAAGCTTCTTAACATCATCGTCGCTACGTTGCATAGCAGCGGGAGCACCAAGCATTTCAAAGTATTTGGACAGTGTTCCTATAGGATCAACCTTCTTGAGCACTTCCGGCCAAGCCTGCGCCATCTGCAGCGTAGTAGCAAGAGCCTGTTCGATATTAACAAGTCCACTCATTTTCTGCGCTTGCGCCAACGGGGAAATATACTCAATTTTAATATCCTCATCGCTTATACGTTCCTGGATCTCAGGTGGTATCGGCGGGAATGCTCCAGACCTTTCGAGGATGTTGTATATCCTAACAATAATCGGCGTTAGGAACTCATCCTGTAACCGTTCGACTACAGGCCCTAGCTGCTGCAACTTTTCCTGTGTGCGTTCCATGATCTCGCGTGCCGTCATTTGCCCGTTATCAACACTATCAAGCATCAAAAATAAATCTGCACTATAGTGCCTTTTGATTGCGTCCTCCGTGCGAATGATCTCCTGAGAAGCATGGTCAATATCTAAATTGACCTGGAACAGCGGTTGAACGAACTGCTGCGACTGGTCATCCACAGCTGTCATCCCGCCAGGAATAAGATTAATACCACCGTTGTTCAACAGCGAAGCCGGTCCTTTCATTGGAGGTTTAACCCCAATCTCAATAGCTGTAAGCAAATCTTTTTTCATAGTCTGAAGTGCTTTACTATCGCCTTCAGCGAACCAACCTGGCCCTTTAGCGTACGGTTCAAGCCCGTTTACAAGATACCTTGCAACTGGTATGGCCCATTCTTCAAACCCCCCAACGTATAAGAATTCATTATCCTGCGACTTATCAAGCCAATACACAGACCTATAAGGCATATTCAACCTATCCATATATCCTGGCAGACGTTTGTCATTTGGTTCCACAAGCCAATTGACAGTATGCTTTTTATCAAGTCCAGTACCATTAGTTACTTGCTGCTGCAAATGTTGAGGCAGGCTTTCCTGTCCAAAACAATCAACTATCTGTGCTAATGACATTTCGTACTTACGAGCGAATGTCTGCACCTTGCCAAAGCCGTCTACACCAAGAGCATAAGTCCCAATAGTCATAGGTACACATCTAATACCCGTACTCGGGTCATAAAAAATTGCCATTGGGCATTGTCCAAATGGCAACTCAAGATACACCGAATGTATGCTATTGTAAAAATTACTCTTTGAAAGCACCGCAGATACTATTTCTTGCCTGATATCCAACACTCTCGTGGCTTCAATATCACCACTCATCGCACTATTGCTAAACCCTAATTTGAACCACTGGCGACTAGGAGGGGTTAAACCGCTCATTACGCCTGCAGCAAATACTTGTGCGGCCAACCATGCAACGCCCTGAGCAATTTCCAGATCACGTCTGCGGGCAGGATTAGTTTTATCTGCCGTATTATCGAATTCGCCTATAAACGGCAACTGATAATCTCTAATCGCTTTCCAACGAATTTCATAATCAAGTCTTTTTTCATAAAGATCTCTCATCTTTCTAATCAGTTTTCTTTTCTCTGGCCAGTGGCTTTTTAAAGACGGCCCATCTGCTGGGTGTGTTTCTGCCGGCGCTCGTGCTGCTATAGTTTCAATTTCTTTTTGCTTTAATTTAGCTTTAGCCATTTCATAACCCCTAACCTAAAGTCTTTCTGCCAGTAGCGTTGCCTGCAATAGTATTGCGATCAGACGACACTTGAGTAGAAGCAAAACCACGCCTTTTATTTTTCTTTGCCGGATCTGTTTCTGTTCCTGTCTCTGTACTAGTTACCGTAGTAGGCGCCGGAGGCGTTTCAACAACTTCTGGCATTCTAATGCTACCGCCGCCAAATACTTTTTTAAAAATTCCCATACTATCACTCCTTAAAATATCGAATAATCTGTATTGCACATCATCTTACGGCCATACCCAGGATCACCAGGCTTCAATCTCGGATAAACAGGCCTTGCAAAAGTCAAAGCAAGGCCATCTGCAAGATCGGGGCTTTTACCTATCTTTTCCTTAATTTCTTCTTTAGGCTGCAAAATGATTTTGCCATGTTTACTAAACTTATACTCTACAATACTAAGCTCGCTTTTTAATTCCGGCATATCAGGTATAGCACCACCAGACTTGAGCCATTCAAGCATCTTAAAATACATCTCGGCACGGATATTTTCAAAACGCTGTTCATGCAGTGCATTGCCCTGAAAGTAGACCTCACTGATATTGTTGTACCCCAACTGCTTAATTCGATCTATAACTCCAGCACCCATGACTCCGGCGTCAATAAAAGTCATATCGGCCTTATATCTGATCATCGCATCAATAACTCTTGCCGCCATATCCATAGTGTCCAGGCCTTTGTAAACTAAAGGCTCATCTACCCACAGTCCCTGTCGCTTAAAAATAGTAGATCTGTCATCACCATATCTGGCTACATCAACACCAAGAATAACTGGAGCGCCCTGCACATCTTTTTCTGTAAGCAGTCTGTGTGCTGCCGCCGTAACCAAATCAATAGGAATAACAACATTACTAGCCGATGCAGTAAAATCACAATAAAGCTCCTGACGTATTTCTATATCCGTCATATCTTCCATCATAGATTTAAGTTCTGCTTCGTCCAGCACACCACTTTCATCAGCTCTATAAAGACAGGTAAACCATTCTTCGCTGCGTTGAGCTCTTTGGTAGATGTCATAGAATTGATTCTGTCCTTTAGGCGTTCCGATGAAATATGCGAACCCCTTACGATCAGCTAATGCCGGCCGTATTACCTCGCCCCATAATTCAGGCTTTATTTGAGCGTATTCATCAAGGACAACACCATCCCAGTAAGTACCGCGAAGGGCATCAGGCTTATCTGCGCCTATAATATATATCCTTGCCCCAACAGCATTTTTATGCTTCGACGGCAGTTCTATAAACAGATCGCTTTCATTAACCTTTCTTCCTGGAATTGCGCTTGTGTAATATTTCAAGTAGTTCCAGGCAATCATCTTTGCTTGGTTCCTAAACGGTGCCACGTATGCGAACTGAGGACTTATAAGCGTATTCTTAATAGCGCTCTTACTCAATTCGTTTATCATCCCTACGGTCTTGCCATAACGTCTGTGCGCTACTATAACAGCGAAACGGTATTTATCAAGCGCAGGATGGATTATATCTTTCCAAAGAGGTCTTGGTTTGTATGGTATAGTTATTACTTTCAACCGTCATCACCAGCCCAGCGAAATGTAATAGGTTCTCCATCTTTGCCACTGACCTCACGTTTCTCAACAAACGCTGCTACTGATTTTCCGTATAGCTCAGATGCTTTAAGCCTATTATTCATACGCTCTTCTTTATTGTCTATCACTTCTAGCCAAAACTTTCTTAATTTGCTAAGTTCATCTATGATATCTTTCTGTTCATCTGCAATTTTTTCTTCAGTAACAGCTTGAAGCTCTGCTACCCTGTCAACAATGTGCGCCTTTGTTAACAGCCTTGACGCAGCCTGCCTAGCACTTTTCGCTGAATATCCTGCATCTATGGCTGCCTGCTCTTGCGTTTTACCACCTACAGCCATAAGCCGACAAAACTTCTCCTGCCTTGGATCTTTTAATGCAGCCATATCTCCTTCACCACCTTTGTAAATAAAAAAGCACCTAACCGAAGTTAAGTGCCTTTGTATTAAGTTATATGCTAAATTTTGATATATATTGCCGTGTTTTCCCTGGCTTTTGCCTGCAAATTATTTATGTAGATTAAACAACTATTTACTACACCACACCACACTTGCCGCCCACGTTACCCCTATCACAATATCAACTGGCCGTGTTGTTACATAGCCGTCTATAGCTTTTTCTACAGCCTGCCAATATATCTCTATCAAGGTTAGGGCTACTAAAAACATTAGTGTTTGCTTTAACATGTTAGCACCTCAATTAAATAAGCCGCTGTATAGCCCCAACGGCAGGGCAGTCTCCAAGCGCTAAGCCTGAACGTTTCACCTTTACAGGTTATCCCGTTACTAGGCTTCCCTGCGATGTTTTGATACTACCAGTGCGGCCGCTGCAAGCCGCGTTTGAGTACCATTGAAGATTACACTACTCTCAAACCCAAGCTTGTTGTAAGCCTACTTACTTATAATACTATTTTAACTCATTAAAACAGGTAATATGTCGGAAACTTTTTTATTTTATCAAACCTTTTTTCAATGCCAAACCAACAGCATCTCGGAGAAACTCTTTACGAAATTCATAGCAGGTATCTCTATTTACGCCGGTTAATTCTGCAATTATTTTCATCGGCTTCCTTTTTTCATATTTTTGATACATAACTTTACCAGTAAGCTGGTTTTCATGTATCTTATAAGTTTCTGCGACAACTTCAAGCCATAGCTCCGGGTTCATTATTATCGACTGATATGGTCCATATCCAAACGATATCATACGTACTGGCTCAATGTTTTTTAATGCTGCTGTTTCTGTTGGATTACTGATAAAAGCATGACCCCCACCGCCCGTATGCCCTTTCCTTGCAGTACGCTGCTCTCTTTCTTCATCGACAGCTTTTTGTATTTGCTTACGATCCCAAAAGTACCGCTCTACATGCTTAATATACTGTTCTATTAGCATATCAGTCTCCTTCTCTATACTCCTTAATCATCACATATAGCTTGACCGCAGTATTTGCAATAATGAGCATCATCATCTACCTCACATCCGCATACAGGACATGCCCAGCCTTTAGGTATTTGTTGTGGAAAAGGACAGTTTGGTATAAAATGCTCTTCGACTACCAAATTTACTTCTTGTGGTATCTGCTTTTGAGCAGCCGTCAATAAAGTTATATAAGCATCCCTTTTCTCGTTCATAGGCATTTTCCAAATGATTGGTTTTAATAGAGCTATTGATCTTTCTATCTTTGGTATGTTCATTCGGATTCACCGTCCATAATAGCCCCGCAATTTGGGCAGTAATTTAATTCTGTATTTCCTTCCTCCCAATACATATCCCAAATACACTCGCTGCAAGCAATGATATTATTATGTCTTATCCAATGCCCATGATTGCGTTCTTCTACTGTAGGTATTGTAACAAGACTATGAGCAGCACGTTTATAACCAATTCTAACACCGTTGAAATACTCGTCGTGGGCGTGTATACCTTCACCTATTCTTAATAGTTCCGCTTTCGCCGCATCTGCATCTATTAATCTCATAATCTATTCACGCTCCTTTATTAGCTCAGGATTATCGTAGATATTACCAATTACTTCGGCACAATTTACACCACATTGTTCTATATAACCAATATCTGCTCGATAAATAACTCGCTCTTCAATGCTTGTTAAACAAAAAGATCCACGCATAAAAGAAATAGCGCCACATTTCAGATCAGTATTATTCATTTTTAAAACATCGCCCTCGAATATTTTCTTACCGTTTTTATCGGCAAAGCCTGTGTACTGACCGACTGTTTCAGGTATTACTAAAACATTTACGTGATCTGAATAATGTATTCTCACACCTTGTTCGCCAATAGCAATACCTGTACCTTCTACCCAATTCCCCGCCTCTGTTTTACCTCTAAAAATAATTTCACGCATTTTCTTCACCGTCCCGTCTGTTCCATGCAGCTATAGCTTTTTCTTCTGTTGGCTGAAATCTCCCAACAGTTGCGTCACATTCTAGATTTGTACAGATCACATAATAATAAGGATTAATTGGCGTTCTTTCCATCTTAGCTTTGCTACCGCAGAACGGACAAGGTTTTAATTTAGTCATTTTTCTTCACCTTAAATAAATAATAGGTTCACTGTCAGGCTCGTTAACGACTATGACGCTAAACAAGCTACGTCCGCTCGAGTGGCCAAGGTCTGTATAGTCGTCTATTTTATAAACTTGTGTTTCAGCAGGTAAACCCGATATAGCGTTCATTAGTTCTTCTTTAGTCATTTTTCTTCACCATCTTTCTAAGGTTTTCCATTACTTTTTTGTTGCATTCCTCACAAAGCTCAAAGCTTTTATGTATACATGGTATTTCAAAGCCGCTGACTATACGTTTTATCTTTTTACAGCGGGTACAACGCCTGTATCTAACCATTGGTTATGTCATCCTTTATCTCAATTAATGGGCAATATGTGTCTTTGCTATCAGGATTTTCAATGATATAGCCTGTTATAAAACATTGGTCTTCAAATGCTTCGTCGTAATCAAATACTCTAAACTGACATTTTGCACATCTTTCCGGAAAGTCCATTCCTTTAATTGCTATCATATTTTTCTAGCTCCGTTCTGTCAGACCAAGTAATCCTACGCGATTTAAACTTAGTTGGCATAGACATAACAGTAAGCTGAATACAGTTACTACATTCTGGGTTTTCACTCAACTCACTGGCCTTTCTATTATTAATGCACAAATAACAATAGTCTAAGTATTTCATTTTTTACTCCTACATTCTTACCCAACGGTTTTTGTTCTTAGATATAAATTCAGAAGGTCTAGCAAAACTGTATTTCTCATTAGGCTTACAGTTACCACAAATAAAACTTCCCATGCATTTGCACTCATGGCACCAGCCTACGTACTTGATTTCAGGTTTTTTCATAATTTATTTCTCTCTTGTTGACGTTCAAGTTGTTCCATTAGCTGAGACAGCCACTTAACTTTCGCTCTACGTTTTGATCTGTATTCTTCCATTTGGCAATATACATTCCATCGATAAGCATGGTCATGACCATGTTTTTTATAAATTTTGAACGCCCTTTTTATTTGACGAGCTTTGTATTCTTTCATCTGCTCCGCCGTAAAATATGTCGTAGTCAAATTTAGTCATTTTGGCACTCCTTCAATTTTTGTCTGTGGTAACAACTTAAATGTCTTACTAACAAAACCATCACTATACCTAATAAATGCCTCGCATCGTTTTGTTGCAAAATGCAGTTCTTCTACCTCTCTGATGATATAGGAGCCGCAAGTATCATCGCAGTCTGATTCGCAGTAAGCTTCGTCATAATCATATATTTTTGCATAAATAGGTTTACTAATATCAATCATCTACTCCACCGCCTTAGTCGCAGACATATTTTTTATTAACATACGCTTTGATATCTGCAGGATCAAATGCTCTGTCACATTTTGGGCAGCAGGGCAACATAGTCTTATCACCCCTGCCCATATTCTTTTCCATTTCTTTAAGCGCTACTCTGTATGGTTTATAGCTGTGGGCTATTTTCCAAAACCGTCTAGCACTTTCCATGTATCTACCCCATTCACGGTTTTGCCGTTTTTCAAAATTTGTGACCATGAGCATTGCTGCAAACGGATCTATAACTGCACCGCATCGGTCGCAAAATATGAGATGACTTTCTTCATCTATGCAAAGTTGTGGTTTGACATAATCAACACCATATTTATTATTTTCATAACATTTACAGGCCGAAAAAAACTTCTTTTTTGATACCATACCTACAAGACTTCTAATTTTCTCCTCTACTCTACCGACTTTTAAATCTTCTATCTTCATTTTCCCACCTCGTTATATCCCTTCGCACACTCGTCACAAAGCACCTCTACTTCGTCTAAAACTGTTGCTGTATCATCATAAACACGTGTCCCACAGTTTGAACAATACAGCCACCAGCCATGACTTAAAAGTTCTTTTGCTGGTATTATTTTGTTATCTCCATATTTATCAGCCCACGGAACACGATAAACCCGCATTTCTGTAAATTCTCTATCATGTTCGGAAGCAAGTAACGCTTTAGCTTTTCCCGGCGTTGTTGCCCAAGCAATATGACTTTCACCGCTATATTCGTCGTCCCACACATAAGCTTTTAATTTCATTTTTTACTCCACCGCCTTCACCTTTGTTTCTAACCATTTATAAAAACCTGCGAAAATAGGAATACGGTTATATCCGCTCATCTCACCACAGAAACCAACAAAACCATTATCATAAAAAGTTATTCCTTCTCTGCCGTGAAAATATGTTCCATCAATTTCAACACCTTTAAACTCAGCTTTTTTCTTCTGCGTTTTTGTCATTTTTCTTGGATACGCACTTATAATTATTGGATTTTTCACGGTTTTTCTGTATGGCATTAACTCAAGTTGAATAAAAGCTGCTAAGTCTCCCATATCATCCCACGTTAAAGATGTTACTGGAATATTGGCTTTATCCCATAATTCACGTGCATTATCGCTGTTTATGTCGACATTATAATAATCTTTCATTACTCCACCACCTTAAACTTCTCTAAAGTCAATATCCGGGTAACGATATAGCAGCATCTTTTTCTTTAGCAAATATACTGGTGTTTTCATACCCTTTGTATCGACGTAATAAACATGACCGCCGGCTTCCGTCACCTTAAAATCAGCCTTGTAAATGATCGGCCTTATCTTTTTACCTTCCCTCTTATAACCAGGCTGTAAAACAAATTTTGGCTGTAGTTCAACCTCTTTTACTGTACCTTCACGCATAAGCCAGTGTAAATCCCAGTAATAGTCAGCTTCTTTTTCGCTGTCAAACCGTATGCCGTCTACTTCCGTAATTGAGTTACCATATTTTAATTTAGGTTCTGCCCCGGGTAAATTCGCCGGCGCCGTTACGCTGTCAGAACGAATTTTACTTACAAGATGTGCTGGTAGTTCATTCCACGTCGTCATTTATTACTACCGCCGATAACATAATTTCTAGAGCTTTCTTCTCTCTCCGATACCGAGCCACTTTCCCGCCGAGCTGACTATTCTTCCGACGCAGATGTTTGAGTTCAGTCAGTATCTGCATAAGTACTGGTTTCAATACCGGTACATACTGATCGCCTGGTTCTTTTTCTACCAGTGCCACCATAGCTTTTATATTGATTGGTTTCATTTACTGTTCTCCTTTATTTGAACAAGGTTTCTTCTAACATTTTTCTTTTCAGAACAGATGGACGTCGCGGTTTATATCGTCTATCCCCTATCGGATCTAACACATCTACTGCACAAAAGCAAAAATCTTTGCATTTATTGACACGCTTTAATTTTTCTATTGGCAATATAGCATTTATGCTTGTGTTCGGAATTGCTTTAGCGTCACAATAATAAATATCGCCTGCATCCATACAGTTACTACAATAACGACAGTATTGCTTCATGCATTACCACTCCAATCTTATATTTAAAAGGCCGCCCCCTACGGGCTAATCACCTCCGCAGGGGTATACTTCCCTTGCGGCCGTTTTAACTAAAACAAATTTATTGGTATCTCGGCTTCTGCAGCCTTGCAGTATGCTGGATTAAGATCAATCCCGATATACTGCCTGCCGTATCTATTTGCAACTCTGCAGCTTGTACCGCTGCCGACAAACGGATCAAGTACAACGTCACCTTCAGCAGTACCACATAATATACACCGCTCAGCTAATTCATTTGGGAACTTAGCGTAATGCGTAACACCACCGCTCGCAGTTGTAGCCATATTCCAAACACTTCGCATTCTGCGTTTACCGGTATTATTCTCGCAATTACCATGACTATTACGTGACAACTCTCTTGAATTATCAAATGTATTTTGCGCTGTGTATTTGCCTCCTCGGAAAGTCTTACTATTGCCTTTGCGTCTACATGATTGCTCTTGTCCAAAAGCTCCAACACTACCAGCAATTGGCTCATTATTAAATCCAACTGCTGGCTCTAATATCGCATCGGAGTTAAAGTAATACCGCTGCCTCTTGGCAAACAAGAAAATGTACTCATGGCTTTTTGTGCATCTATCTCGCACACTCTCCGGCATACAGTTTGACTTTGACCAGATTATGTCCTGACGTAGTATCCAACCACTATCCTGTAAGGCAAATGCAAGTCGCCACGGTATGCCCATTAGATTTTTATTTGGCAAATCATATTTATTTTTGGTAATTGCCGCCACACCACACGAACCTGTATTAGTACCTTGCTTGTACTTCTTTGCATTTTCCGGGTAAAGTGCCGCTCCCTTGCCGCTGCCTGAATAACTATCGGCTATATTTACCCAAAGCGTACCGTCGTCAGTCAGTACCCTCTTGACCTCGGCGAATACCTCAACAAGTCGGGCAATGTACTCCTGCATTGTTGGCTCAAGTCCTATCTGCCCGGATACGCCGTAGTCACGTAAATTAAAATAAGGCGGTGATGTTACACAGCAGCGGCAACATTTATCGGGCAGAGTACGTAATACGGTTAGTGCATCGCCGCATATGATTTTATTCATTGCCTACCTCCTAAAGCTGACTGTATATCAAAACGGTTCTGACTTATTAGTGTTCAGCTTGTCAAAATGTTCTTCGCCTAAAATCTGTAGTTCTGCCATATCTGCAGCAAGGTTATACATTTTTGCGTGCTTATTATTTCCATGTGTATCGGTAACCTTAGCTCTAAATTCGGCAATAGTCCCTAAGAAACAACCACAAGACACTGTTATACCTTTGTCTTTATTTTTGAAAAATGTCGTAAAACTAAATCTACTACCAATGCGACCGATCAATAAATAGTCAGCGTCGTCGCACACCCTAGCGTCGCCGTACACCCTAGCGTTGCCGCACACCTCAGCGTTGCCGTACACCCTAGCGTTGCCGTACACCCTAGCGTTGCCGCACACCTCAGCGTTGCCGCACACCTCAGCGTTGCCGCACACCTCAGCGTCGCCGTACACCCTAGCGTCGCCGTACACCCTAGCGTTGCCGTACACCCTAGCGTTGCCGCACACCTCAGCGTTGCCGCACACCTCAGCGTTGCCGCACACCTCAGCGTCGCCGTACACCCTAGCGTCGCCGTACACCCTAGCGTTGCCGTACACCCTAGCGTTGCCGCACACCTCAGCGTTGCCGCACACCTCAGCGTTGCCGCACACCTCAGCGTCGCCGTACACCCTAGCGTTGCCGCACACCCTAGCGTTGCCGCACACCCTAGCGTTGCCGCACACCTCAGCGTCGCCGTACACCCTAGCGTTGCCGTACACCCTAGCGTCGCCGTACACCCTAGCGTTGCCGCACACCCTAGCGTTGCCGCACACCCTAGCGTTGCCGCACACCCAAGCGTCGCCATCTTGCGCTAAGTTATCTTCTTTTTCCACATATCCACCAAGTTCACCAGCTTCAACACTTCCAAAGCTAATTAAAGCCTTAATCCTAAATAATTTCTTGCCCCATTTTTCTATAAACTCTGCTGTCAACTCATACTTTTTCATAGTTACCGCTCCTTTAAACTTTAGCTAATTCACTTTGACGACGGATTGACCGTTTTGGTACTACATCAGGCACTAACGGATGATATTTATAACACCGTTCACGATCAGCTACCACGTAAGTAAATCCGCTTTCTTTGTCTACTCTCAAAAACGGTTGATGTCCGCTGTATGGGCAATCAACAGTGTTAATACATTCAGCGCATTTTCGTTCAACGTCTGCGATAAAGCTGATATCGTTGTAATTACGCTTTATAAAGCTATCGTCGGCATCAGGGAAAATCCTCTTTGCTGCAGCTCTAACTTTATCGCTTATTGGCTGCCGTAGTTCGCCAAATGTTTTACCGGCAGCAAGATCAGCAAACAACTTTTTAACAAACTCATTTGCCGCTTTAGAATTACGCTCAATAGCTTTCTTCTCTGCGCCGATTTTATTCTGCCGGACTATAGACAGCGCTGTATTGATGTCGAACCACGTTGCCCAGCGCGTATTGTTATTAGCCACCCACTCAACAGCTTCCGCCCAATCATTGACCTGTGTATACTTGTATTGTTCCAACGTTTTAGCCATAAAGTTTTCCCGCTGCACATCATTCATCGGTGGTGGAGTTAAGCCAGCTGCTCGCCATACCACAAACGCAGCCTCTATATCGCCTATATCAAGCATTCAAATCACCTCACCATGCCCATTCTTTTTTCTGCTCTGTAACACGTATCTCATCTTCCCAACGCCTGTCCTGCAAGAAGGTTTCAGGGTATGGAATATAAGCCCCGTTGTTCTCTTTCCAACGGCTTGTCTGTTTATACCGCTCAACAGCAGCTATGATTCTTTCGTACAGCTCCACACAAGGATCAACAAGCTTGTTCCACTCGATTTTAGCTACAGGCTTTTTCACCTTCACCGGGTATGCTTCCCAAAATCGGGCAAAATATTCTTCCCGCTCACAATCAGGCGCTTCTTGTTTCTTTTCGTTTTGTTTATTATTAATAATATTATTTATATATACTTTCTTCTCCGCGCGAGATTGTGTTACAGGTTGTGTATCAGTTTGTGTTACAAGTTGTGTTACAGGTTGTGTATCAGTTTGTGTTCGGTATACGATACACAAATCAAATATCTGATAAAAACCTGATCGACTACCTTTGCCGCCCTGGTATGAAATCAGCCCCATCTGAATTAGAGTATTCCTATGCCTACTTAATTCAGTCCGAGAAATTCCACACACCGATTGCAGCATCGTGCTGGACACGGTAAACTCTTTTTGCCAGCCGCCTAAATTGTTAAAGTGCAATAATGCCATATACAAATCAGCAGCTCGGCTATTAAGTTGGTTGAGTAACCGCCAGCTCCAAAACGCATTCATCTGTGCAACGTAGTTCATAATAATCCTTTCAGTCGTCTAAATAATTTCTTCCGATAATCTTCATAAATTCTTCTCTGCTGTGAGTTTTTTCAAACTTACGTTGACATTCTCTTTTCAGCAGTAAATCTGTTTTCCTATCCTGATGCGGACCGTTCTTCCCCTTATGATATTCAGGGGTAAGCCAAACTTTAAAGCCGTATCTTTCACTGATTTTTCGTAACGGACCAAAGAAACAATGATGCTCCTCAAGTGGCACATTTTGCGCTCCAGATAGGTAACAATATTTTTCTTTCTGTATGATACTCTTAGCCATGCTTTGCTACTTTCCTCAACAAGCTCAAAGAGTAACCAACCATTTTAGTCATAAGTTTTGTTGTACATCCAGTTTCCATTTCTAACGAAAGCATTAGGTGAGCAATGCCTGCCGCAGTTCGTGCGTGTAAGTCAGCAGGATTTTCAAACTTCCCGGATATAATAGTGTTCCCTTCTATCATCACAAATAAAGGCTCATTTTTTTCCAGCTTTTCTGTCAATGTTTTCAGGACATGCTCTTTTTCTTTTTTCATTATTATTTCCCCCATTCTGCCAGCATAAGCGCCCTATCAGCATCGGAAATAAGGTTTATACCAATTTCCTTTGCATCATTAATCGTTCCATCTAACAAACGACTAAATTCAAGCGTGTTATAAGTACTACTGCCAAAATAACATTGTAGCTGCTTACCAGTCTGCCCATTGACAGTAACTTCGCCAAGATCCTTAACAGTACGCCATTGAGCTTTAAATCGCTCTGCAGCATTAGCTTTTGTAATTATATGCGTAAATACTCCATATCTACCCAACATTTCAAGATATAGCGCATCTTTATTTGTCTGTAGTTTAGCCGCCATTTCCTGTAACAAAAACCATAATGCCGCATTTGCATCAAGGCTACGTTGTTTTCTAACGATTTTTAATTCAAACTGCAATGGTTTTCCATCGTCAGCCTTTTTCTTTAATTCTGCTACCTCTTCCGCCTCTGACGATGAAAGTGGAATCACAACACTTGCCCCCTGCCATGTCTGAATCAGCTGAAGGTCTTGTACCGTGGTTTTCATTTTACTGCCGCCTTAGCGTTTATCGCAGTTCTTATGGCCTCATGAGCATTCACATATTTATCATCGTTTAAAAGTTTTTCAAGTACTTCAATTTTCAAAAACTCAACATCATGCCAATCACCGTTTTTATCCTGGATTTGACACTGTACTCCGTTGATAAACCTTACCGCTCCATTCTCACTAACTGATGTAATGTTAATCGGACTTTCTACCGGTTTTTTATCCTTTTTTTCTTGCCTTGCCATTGCTTTTTCTCCGTCATCATCTTCCTGCGCCAGACCAACCATCGCGGCAAGAGCATATCTTCTGCCGTAAGTAATTGCGCTGCCAATGGCTTGCGGATCTAATTTAGTGACAGTCATTGTTAGAGTGCTGGATATATACTGCCCGCTTGAATGTGCAAGCATCGTTGTAATGTTCAGTCTGCCGTTCTCATTGATTTCTTCCGGCATCTGGATAACTGATATTCCATTCGCAGTTAATGCTTCTCTGCATGTGTTCCAACATTCAGCCAAGTCTGCATATTTACTTTTGAAAAATGGATTGCTGCTGCTTTTCTTTGCCCCTTCAATCTGCCCTTGTGCCTTTGCCAAAGCCGCAGCAAGTTCATTTATTTGTTCGCTTTTCAACATTGTTCTGACCTCCAGTCTTCTATTCTGTTTTCGATAGTGTTAGCACTAATATGAATCCATTTCAGCAGTGTACTAACTTTGGCTTCATCACCGTCCAGATCATCCATTTCCTTCAGATTCTCTAAAATAGCCTCTGCTTCATACCGAAGTGAATATACTAAATCGTCAAATTTATCCATACTTGCAATCCTCCAATTCTTTTGCTAAAATGAAGGTGGACGCTAAACCTCGTAAAATTTACAGTCCACCTGAGCTATCGAAGCTGCTACTTCGGTAGCTCTTTTTCTTTTGATTTATCATAATCACTCCTCCTAAACTAAATCAGATACTTCACAGTTTATTGCTGCTGCAATTTTCCTGAGTGTGGATAATTTAACATCCGTCTTGTTATCTTCAATTTCACACAAGGACTTGTACCATATACCACTATCTTTAGAGACCTTATACCTTGACAATCCTTTTGATATTCTTACTTTTTTCACATTGTTCACACTATCACCCCAATTAAAATTTGCTAATAAAAGTTAATTTTGATACACTATATATGTGCTATAGAACATATATTTATACTATATATAGTTCTTTATTCACCTTGAGAATATTGGACAGAATGGAGGTGATATTATGAAAATGATTGCTGTAGAGTCATCAAACGTTGAATGCATTGGTTATGAGAACGGAGTAATTGAAGTTCATTTCCACAACGGTTATGCCTATCGCTATCCAAACTGTACCGAAGATTTGTTCAACAAGTTTCTTGCTTCCCCATCTAAAGGGCAGTTTGTACACAATGTTTTAAAAGGACACGGTGAAATTCGTATTCGCTAATCCCAGTCATCATCAAATGAAACTTGAATATCGGTACTCAAAATCTCAACACCTACGCCTGTGACTATTGCAGTAGTCATGGGCGTATGGTATTTTCTGATATATTCTACTAATGGTCTTGCCGCTTCTTCTAATGTTTTAGATTCTTGCTGTATATTTCTGTTCATATTTTTTCTCCTCTCTTCGCTCATCTCAACACCCCTACTGTCACTACAGCAGCCATAATAGCTACGTATGTTCCGACAAATATTGCAGTAGTTGCTACGGTAAAATCTCTAATCATAAGCCTGCCACCTGCCCCATAGCGTAGCCTATGTCATATATCAGCTTAACTACTGCTGCTATAGCCAAAGCAGTTAAAGCCCATACACAAGGCTGCTCCTTAATACTCTCTTTCATCACTACTGCTGTTCCTGCTACTTTGATTAGTGCTTTCATACTTCAACCTCCTATAAAGCCTTTAGAGCTGCTTCAAAATCAAAATTTTTCTTTCGCTTACGACTTCGCTTTATCCCATTAGAGCGATATTCCATATTCTCACGCATAACTTGTGTCAAAGCTTCGTCAACTAACGGAGGATCTAACCTATATACCTTACCAATCCGAAGGTATGGGATAATTCCTTCACGACAATACCTTCTAATGGTATCCAGCGCTAATCCTCTGCTTTTCGCATATTCGTCACACGTCACAAGCTCCATCTTCCTGATCCTCCTTTCTTTCAATTTCATCAAGCCCTTTACTATCCTTAACATACTTTTCTTCAAACTCTTTAGAACTTAAATTCTTTACCACTTCGACAAACTTTGCCAAAGCTTCATCTTTCTTGTTCATGGTATATCCCTCTTTCAAAGTTGATATACCAGTCGAAGCGTGTTATAATGTTCTCGTCAGCTTCGGCTGGTCACAAGAAACACTCGCTTAACTTTCCACGGTTGGGGCGGGTGTTTCTTTTTGTTTCTTAATTAGGATTATTTTAATAACTTCAGTATTAAACCTAATATCGCAAGAACAACAATCATGGACAGAACGAATATATACATCAATTCGTAACCGCCTATCTTATAAGAAGTAAACAGTCCAAAGACAAAGCAAAAACACATTCCTATTACTATGAGTATTATGTTGTTAGTAATTCTTCCAATAATAAGAAGTGCTAATGCTATCATTAGTCCTAACATTGTTACGCTCCTTTTTCACCGCTGTTTGTTTAGGTTTGTGAACATTTTGTACATTTGCGTGGCAAAAAAATATCATCAACTGTCGCTTTTAAAACTTTTGCTATTTTAAAAGCGACATCTATTGAGGGTTTTCGAGCCCCACTTTCAAGAAATGCAATATACCTAACGGTAACGCCCACTTTACAAGCGAGTAATTCCTGGCTAATATTATTCTTCATTCTAATTTCTTTTAATTTGTTCATTGTACCCCTCCTTTCTCTGTGTACATATTGTACTGTACAATATGTGGAATGTCAATAGCTTTTTTTATATTTTTATTGTATAATGAACACACAGTACACAAAAGGGAGGTGAGCTTGATGTTAGGTCAACGAATAAAACAATTAAGACAAGAGCATGATATAACACAAAAAGAGTTGGCAGACTTCTTGGGAGTAACACCAAAAGCAGTATCCTTTTATGAACTTGGTCAGCGTATGCCGTCCAACGAAATGATTTTGAAATTAGCTCAAAAGTTTTGTGTAAGTACCGACTATTTACTTGGTAACAAAGAAAATATTACTGCCGTTGAACGAGAAGGCTATTACACAAATCCCGAAGCTGCAAAAATGGCGCAAGAAATATATGATAATCCCGACATGAAAATATTATTTGATGCGGCCAAAAATGTATCTCCGGAAGATTTAAAATTTGTAGCCGATATGGTTAGCAGAATGAGAAAAAAGGAACGTAATGAAGATGATTGAACGAACCATATTGTTTGATCTTCCTCTAACAATAAAAGGTTTTTGTTTTTGTACTCCTGAAGGTGAAAAAATTTGTGTCCTTAACTCTAGGTTTACTTTTGAAACAAATAAAAAAACACTCCTACATGAGCAGGAGCATATTATAAATAATGACTTTGATAACTATTGTTTTGTTGACGAACTTGAAGCTCAACGTCATAAATGAATTTAACAAGAATTATTAAAACTTAAATTAAAATTAGAAATAAGGAATGTTGAAATTGATGAAATTTAATGCAACCTATATTGTACCTCTTTTTGCATTATATGCTGGTTTTTTTGGATTACCAAGTTATGGTTGGTATGAAATGCTACGAATTACCATTACCTTACAAGCTATAATTTTTGCGTGGGTTCTAAATAATAAACTTTATCAGATACCTACCATCTTTTTCATAGCAACAGCAATCCTTTTTAATCCTTTTGCGAAAATAAGAATGTCACGCTCTGACTGGGAAGTATTTGATATTATTATTGGTATTTCATTTCTTATAGCAAACTTCTGGCTTATAAAAATGGATAATCAAAAGAAACCAGGAGAAGAAAAAATAATAAATCAAAATACTCAATACAACAGTCACCTAATAAACAAAAATGAAATGCTACAAAAAGAAATATATGATTTAAACGAAAAAATAAAAGATATTATTCAACAACATAATAAAGAGTTAATAGAACTAAGATATAAGTATAATATGCTAGAAACCAATAAAGAGTCTGACGAATTAAAGTTAAAAAGAATTCTTGATAACGCCGAGAATGAAGTATCGCTTTTGGTCGAACAACGCTTTAATGTGATCCTTTCGAGCGATATTTTATCTCTTAACCAAGCATTAACAAATGCATTAACAAATGCTAATTTTATAATTTTAAGGTTCAATTTTATAAATTGCGATTTTGAAATATCAACATATTCATCAAAGCCAGCCTTCGAGTGCGGGTATGAAAATTCCATAAAAATATTTTCTTGTAGTAAAGGTTCCAGTTTGCTAACAAAAGAAACTCTTCTTGAATTAAAAGATATTATCAAAGATGAACTAAAATATAATATACAATTCCCTTATAATAAATACCAAATTATAGAGGCTATTTTGGAAGAACAAAGAAATTTTAAGCATGAAACAAGAATCTATACTTATTCAACGATATAAAAACTACTGATAATTACTATCAAAAAACTTCCATTTAGAAAGGAAGTGTCCAAACGATGTACGGCGACGGAACAATATGGTACGACAAAGCACGAAAAAAATATTGTTACGACTATTGTGACAACGACGGCAAACGTCACCGTAAACGCTTTGCCACCGAAAAAGAAGCCAAAGAATTTAAGAAAGAAATACGGGCAGAACGTGATAAAGGTAATCTCACAGCATCTTCTATTACCATTGGTGAATGGGTAATAGAATTTTTAGAAACATATCAAAAACCACACCTACGCAGCAGCAGTTTTGCAAGGCAAAAACAAAGTGCTAATAAGCTTGCTCCTATTGCACATATACCCATTGACCAGCTCAGCGGCAAAGAAATACAAAAGCTGTATAATAGCTATGACGGTGTTTTAAGTACCTCTTCAATAAGTAAGATACATAAGTTACTTTTCGCCGCTTACAAGAAAGCTGTGGCTCTGAGGATGGTACAATATAATCCAATGCAAGCTGTTGAACCGGTGAAAATAAAATATAAAGAAATGTCAGTATTTTCTTTTAGTGAACTTCTTCGCATCTTCCGTGTACTACGTACCAATAAATACTATAAAAAATACTACACATTATTTTATTTGCTCCTAGTACTTGGCTGCAGGATAGGTGAACTTCTTGCGATAAAATGGGCAGATATTGATTTTGATAAAAGAGAAATTTGTATACAACGCGCAAAAGACAGCGGTACCGGTCAAGTATTCCATGAACCTAAAACAAAAGCCGGTATACGTTACATCCCGATAGTCTATGATGCCTGTATAGAAAGACTAAAAGCTATGCAGACAAGCGGTAAAATCACTTATATAAACGGCTTCGTATTTTGTACTGAAAGCGGTAAAGCTCTTAACTATGGAAATATTCGACGTGCTTGGTTAAAGATATGTGAATTGGCCGGAGTAAATAAAAATATCCATACATTCAGGCATACATTTGCTACAGCAGCACTCACTAAAGATATACCTATCTTAGAAGTATCAAGGTGTCTTGGACACGCTGACGCAAACACAACACTTAAAATGTACGGACATGCAATGCCAGGATTTAACAAACATATAATAGACATTTTTCAGAAGAAAAAATCAAAGAGTGCGACCAAAACTGCGACCATAAATCAATAAAGCAAGTTATATCAATGGTTTTCAGGCTTGTAACAAGCCCTCCGGAGCCGTGTGCGGTGGTTCGATTCCACTCGGGCGTACCAAT